TTACGTTCATAGGAAAAAAATTAAATTTTTGGTTTGCTCAAAGCAAAGCTAATCTTTTTCGTTTTATAGGAAGGTATACCCTTTTGCACATTGTAAACTGCATAATGTGTCATAAAATGCACTTTTTGATGTGCTTTTGTCCCATATAAGTCAAGTTATGACTTTACTATGTTATAACATTTGTCAAGTTATAGCTTTACTTGTCCAGTTTTTTATGTTATAAACTAGACATATATTTCCAATTTAGGCAATATTGCATGAAAAATTAGAAAAATTCATGCAAATTAGAAATATACTTCTAAAAATACCAATATTCCTAAAAATGATTTACAGCCCATTTAAGACGTTCTGTGACATTTTGGATAGATAGTACTAATACTAGGTAGATAAGCCTTAGAATAGCCTTAAAATGCGAAATAAAGCTATTCTTCATACTCTCCTTCTTCATTTACATCTAAAACTTGTCCTTTGTCATGGTCATAGAGTGGAATCTCGGCAATCTGGTCAGCCATACTAGCAGGAACTACCATACCACTATCTTCTAACTGTAAATTTTCGTCACCATCTAGTTTAGGCACATCATCTACATGGTTTGCCTTTAAGACATTGACAGTAATCTGCTTAACCACATCTCCTTCATGAGCAACCTCTTGTCTTTCGATGTATCCTCTACGCTTACCTTTGGTTTTTAAGAGGAACATAGTAGCTAAAGTATCTCCTTTGGATATTCTCTCCATCAACTTATGCTCACCGAAGTCAAGCATAATCTCTTCAGGTTCTATTTCAGCTAGTCGTCTACGGAACTCTTCGTCTGACTTAATCCAACTGCTGTAAGCAGCCCTACTAATCCCAGCAGCTTCACAACTAATCGTGATGTTTCCGAAGTTCTCCTTGTAAGCTATGATAAAAGCTTCCTTAGTGATGTCTTTGAATTGAGCATTCATATTAATTTCCTAATAAGATTTTAGATAAATAGATTCCGAATATACTTCCCACTACTCCACCCATGGCATAACCAAACCATTGGTGCAACGAATTGTCGGTATTGGCTAACTTCTTTATCACAAAGTAGCCTAACGTAGCTATAGCGAAATCGGATAGAGTGGCTTGAATGTAATGTGCTTGAGCTACTGCTCGGTAGTTAATACAAAGTAGTCCATAACTGAACACTTGAACAGTAAACATGGTTAGCGATTCTTTTAGTTTTTTCATTTCTTTGGTTTAGGTTTACACTTGAACATATTATATATTTTTATAATGCTATTGGATGAAATCAGAATTTTGAGGGGCACAAGGGGCTATCCACTTTTCCTACACGAAAAAACAGGGTAGGGGGTAGGGTAGGGGAGGAGCTACTCTCCTATTTAACATAATATAAATTATGAGCCATTGCCCCTCTCCCATTGTGATCCTCGTAGGTGGCAAAGATAGATGTATTTTACTTTATTGATTGTTTACGCTTCGAAACGCAAAAGTTAAGAACCAACCAATAATACATACTATCATTGAGTATATAAATCTATCCCTATATTAAACCATATATAATATACTATATATTGTATATATATATTGTATATATTGATTAATATAACCTATACAATCTATTATATACTATACTGTCCATTATATCCTATATGAGTTATTATATACCAGGATAACCCAAACCGGATTATTTAGAGCTTAACCAGGTTAAAAATATTTTTATATTTTTTCATGTTTTTTGATGTTTGTATCATTTATTTACTTAGCTTTATACCATCGTATAAAACAAACGATCCCTTTATTTATGCAAAATTTATCCTTTTTATTCGCCCTTCAGTTGGGCTTGTTTACCTTCTATTTAGGTACAATCGTTCGCCTTGTATTTACTATTTTATTTGATAACCCTAAAACCAAGTAAAATGAATAAGACAATAACATTAGGCGAATTAATAGTAATTAGTGTAGTATTTATATTCATCTACACATTAGTAAAAACAATCTTAAAAAAGTAATTATGAAAATGCAAGATTTACAAACTAGCCAAGATGTTCAAAGATTCTTTGAGTACATCATTTACGATTTAGGTATCAATTTTCACGTTGATACTCCTTTTTCTGATTACGTTTACAATTACAACGATAAGCCATGTTTTACCAATAAAGAGGCTTTGAGATTACAAATAATGATGGAGAAATCCTTTGAGATTTGCGACATTGAAAACGTAGACATTTACGAACTAGCTTTAAATACTTTACAATCATTTATAAAAATTTAATATCATGAAACCATTAAAATCAGAAATTAAAAAAGATGCCACAAAAATGTTGAATACCTCGATTGAGTTAATTTTTAACACATTACACAATAAGTATAAAACACTAGGAGGCGACATATCGCCAATGCAAAAAAGAATCTTAGACAATATGCTTGAGGAGTTGCCATGTTTAATCGCTGAACAATTATTCCAAAATTTAGATTTTACAAAGTTTGATATTTTTAGTTTAAATAGAAGCGAGTTAATGGAGTTAGCCTATTCACTCGATTGGAATGGCTCTTGGGATGTGGATGAAGAAGGGCAAGAACCTATAACAAATGATGAGCTAATAGAAGCTATTTTGGATTTAATAACTATAAACGAATAAAATTAAAACACATGAGAAAGATTACAAAAGAAATGGTAAACGCATTTATTAACGATTTGCCATTCAGTAAAGACAACACAAGGGTTTTTGTTGATAGAAACTTCAATAACCCATTAACTCAAATTTACCTACATGGGAACTTGATTGCTGAAAAATGCCTAAGGAGTGGCAAAATTAGCATATCTAATTGCGGATGGTTTACAAGGGTTACAAAAGAACGTTTAAACGCTTTGCCAAATGTTTCTATATACCAAAAAAAGGGTACTTGGTTTTTAAATAATAAGCCTTGGGATGGCTCTTTTACTGAAGTAGAATAAAATCCCTAGCCCATCGCTATAGGCGTGGCATTCGATTGCAAATGGGCTCTAATTTTTAACCAAAACAAACACACAAATGTTTACAAGAATTAACAATGACATTAACGGAAATCCTCGTTATGTTGTACACTTTTTACAAATAGCGGAAAGCTATGAAAGAGCCCTTTTTTTAGCTCGTAAGATTGGCGGAAGGAAATTCCATAACAAACAATATGGCGGAGGGATTGCCTTTCAGTCTTACAATATTGAGTATTTAGCCGAAAAAATTAAAGCTATTAAACAAAGCGAATTTGAGGCAAAATAAATCCTAAATATGGGATCGTTCGTTTAATCCTGGTAAGTTTTTAAGGCTGGTAAATGGCTTAAAAAGTGCCTTTGCTTTGACATTGGCATACTGTCAAGCCATGCTCCAAAAAACCCACAAAAACTCCTTGTAATCGTATGCCTAAAAATCCCCTAAAAATCCCACAGGCAAAAACTTCCCAATAGTCCGCTTACGCTGACAAAAATCTTTTATGATTTCTTTAACAAAAAACCCTATAAAAATCTTAAATAATAACAAAAAATCTTTAACTTCGTTTAAAATTATTAAATAACCACAAAAAACCCATCTATGTCCTTTGAATTAATCACAGCCAAGTACGACTGCCATTGTAGTTTGACTGGCACACTTATCAAGCAAGGTGATGATGTTTATTACAACTACATCACAAAAACCTGCATACATCCTACTTATTACGAGAATGTAATGAGTCAGATCAACACCAATGGAATGCAATCCTATTTCCAAAGACACCAAAAACTTAACAAAATACAAAAACCCTAATTATTATGGAAAAAACAGCTATGGAAAATCTTTTAAATTACATAAAAACAAGTCGTGCCTTGACATTTTTGCCGGATCAATTAACTAAGGTTATTGAAGATACCTTTTTAGAACAGTCAAAAAGAGAAATCAGAAACGCATTTAATGATGGTGAACAAAATGTTTGGAATCGTTACAGAGATGGTCATATTTTTGAATATGAAGGAGGGGAAGATTATTATAATAAAAATTTTAAATAACAACACAAAAACCCTAATCATGTCAGTAAAAATTGAATTTATCGCAGAAAAAAATCTTATCACCGACAAGGTGGTTTATTTTACCGAAAAAGATGGCTTATATGTTTCTGAAAGCATTTCCGCTAATAAGGAAACCGCTTACGAAAAGTTTTTAAACATAGCGTCTGGTATTGAAAATACACCACAAAAGGAGGTATTAGAAACTATTTATAAACTAGCCTAAAAATTTGAATCGTGCACCCAACCCCATCACATCTAAAACAAAAAGGTCTTAAAGACTATTTCATGATTACTATTGACGCTAATAGAATCAAAAAAGATTTTGTTTATAGGGGAATGTTTATCCATTGGGATAACAAAAAACCTCTTGACAAGTTCTACTATTGGAGAGCTTCGTATTTTACCTCTATTGAGGCTGCTATGCGATCCATTGACCGACATTATAAACTATTTAAAAAAACTAAAAATGCTGATTAGAGATTACTTCGCTTTGTTAAAATATGGCGACTTAAAGAAAATATGTGAGGCAACTGGATTCAGCCCTTACTTAGTAAAAACTCGTCTTAAAAAACAAGATGAAGAGATGATAGAAATTGTAGAAACCTTTTACCAAAAAAAGATAGAAGAGCTTAAAAATGCCATCTATGAATACCAAGAAAATTAACTATTACGTTA